GTGTAGCTCCGGTCTGTGATTCAGGTTGAAGGTTTGGTTACTGCGTTTTGTATTGCTTTGCTGCTGAAAAGAATATTAACACGATTTTACACTTTTCAACACATTCTATAGATTTTGTTGTAATAAAGACTCAATCCTTTATAACTAAACCTTTTTTAATAAAATGCAAGATTTGTGCGCTGACAGAACGAGTTTCGCTCTTGCAGACCGCTTGCAACTGAGCCAAAACTGACTCAGGAACACGAATCGTGACGAACTTTTCTTTAATTTCTTTTTTCATCTAAAAACTCCAGTATTTGTGCCTTAGCATCTTCAGCACCTTTGCACACAATAGCACGATATCCAACACTTTGTAAATAGTCGATCATGCCAAGCTGCTCGTTGCTGACAACGCCGCCTTTGGTGCGCTTCATTTCGATCCACAACTTCCACTCTGGCACAAACAAGTCAGGGATGCCAGGCACCACACCCTCGACTTTTAATTTGCCGGCCGTGGCTTTGGATCGAGCGCCGCCGTTTGGCACCGCAAATATCAAGACGTTGGGGTAGCTGCGCCTGAACCATTGCACAAAAAGTGATTGCTCGACGTGTTCGGATGGCACTTTTAGAATGGACACAGCTCTTCCTCCCACTTATCACAAACATCAACGGTGGCCGCAAACTCTTCAGGTGGCTCTGACTTAAACTCTCGACACTTGCCCTGCGAGTCATACTTATCACAGGTGTGACAGCACTTTGGCACTTCAAGCAAAAACAGCGGTTTCTTGTGTCGCACGACTCCAGCTCCTAGTCAGAATTTGATAAAACTTGCCATCTAGTTTAAATGTAATCAGCGATGGCGGGCGCGCCTTGTTCATCTGATCTGCAAGAAAAGTGAGTCCCTCGTCTTGGCTCATGCTCTCAGCGCCTGTCAAAAGCGCACCTGACGCTTGTGCGAGGTTGTAAAGGGTACGCATCGCTTTCTCGCCTGCGTAGCCCATGTAGCCTACTGTCAGATACTCAGTGACTGGCTTGTCGCTCAAGCCCCCGTAGTACGTCACAGACAGCATCGGTTTGCCTGATGTGCGACTGATCTGCTTGCGCCATGTCCATGAGCGTACAGCCAATTCGCCGTTTGCGTTGACGCCCATGATGTCGTCGTTATGGAGGATGAATTTGCGCTCAGGCGGCGCAGGAAAAGGCTCTTTGCAGTTCGGGCAAATCTTCGCAGAGATATGACAAATCTCATTGCAATGCTCACACACTTTGGTCGGCGGGTCGCCCTCGCTCTCGCCTTTCTTTTTGCTTGGCTGCACGTTGGTGACGGGACCGTGCATGGCGACATTACCCGCAAAGTCAAGCACTAAGCAGTGATCAGTATGTGACTTAGGGCGCATGCCGCGACCTGCCATCTGAACGTAGAGAGCGGCTGACATTGTTGGTCGTAGCATCACAAGCAGATCAATATCAGGATGATCAAAGCCAGTCGTCAGCACGTTAGCGTTTGTCACTGCCTGAATCTTGCCCGCTTTGAAATCATCAAGAATTTTCTCACGATCTTTTTTGTGCGTTTCACCTGTGACGCACTCTGAAACAATCCCGTGCGCATTCAGTAAGTGCGAGATGTGATGCGCATGATCAACGCCTGCACAAAAGAAGAGCCATGCTTTGCGATCGCCTGCACGTTTGAGCACTTCTTCAACAACTTCGCGGTTGTTCTTTTCTGTGTCAATTGCTGCTTGCAACTCAGACTCAATAAACTCGCCCCCACGCTTATGTACGTCAGACGTGTCTAAACGAAGCGCTGTGCGCGTTGAGCGCAGGGTTGATAGATAACCACCCTCAACAAGTGATTCGATGCTCACAGGCTCTATAAGCGCGTCAAAGATAGCGGGCTTGTCAGTAATCAGCCCATGCCCCAACCTGAAAGGCGTAGCTGTCAAACCAATCACGCGAAGATGCGGGTTGATGATGGTGAGATCAGTGATCAGCTTACGGTAACTGCCCTCGTCATTGTGGCTCACCAAATGACACTCATCGATCAAAATAATATCGATGTGACCGAGTTGCTCTGCGCGCTTGCGAATAGATTGAATGCCCGCGAACGTGATCTCTTTGCCCAAGTCTTTTTTGCCCATGCTTGCGCTAAAGATACCTAGCGGGGCGTCAGGCCAAACTAACAACATTTTTTCAGAGTCTTGTTCTATCAATTCTTTAACGTGACTGAGCATTAGTATTTTTGTTTCTGGCCATTGTTGTATGGCATCACGACACAACTCAGCGATAATCCATGATTTGCCGCTACCAGTGGGCATGACAACAGCTAAATGACCGTCATTTGTTGTCATCCAATTGTAAATTTGATCTATAACTTTTTTCTGATAAGGCCGTAAAACTGACATTTGTATATCCTTTGTTAGAAAGCTCTGTGTGCAGTTTTAAATGATCCGATCTTGACATCACACATAAATTACTTGGTTCATTATTGTGTTTATTGCCATCTATATGATGAACATGTTCGCTCGCAAGCAATGGTCTATTTAATATTTTTTGAGCAATAGCTCGATGTTCGTGAACTCCGTATAATTTTTTATATGTGTGCATTGATGCTGCTTTTGATTCAATTTGAGCATTTCTTGAATTTTCACGGCGCACTGCTTCTGGCGTAATATAAGTATGATCTCCATATCTTTTCCATCTTGCATAGTGCATTCCGCAATAACCATTTGCTCCCTTTCTAGTGTTATTTATGCAATCATCAACTTTGCAAATAACATCTGGCTTTGAAAATAATTTTTTTGCTCTTTGTCCTGACAATTCTTTTGCTAAACATCCGCATGATTTTGTTTTGCCATGATTTAAATTTGCAAAAATTGTTTTTGTTGACCCGCCGCAATCACAAACACAAAACCAAAGAACTGAACCACGTTTTGATCGTTCATTAGAATCTGACTTAACAATAAGTCGACCAAATCGCATTCCAGTTCTATCAATCAGTTTTCTAGCCATCATATCACCTCTTGTGTTTACCAAGACTTGATATTAACACCAATTACAAATCACGCGTAGAGTTAGGCAATGATTTCTTGTTGGTAGGGGTGTGGGGTGGTCATAAGTCCTCCACCATCTGGATGCGCTTGCCTATCCAGTGCATGACGGGCGCGGCCATGCTATTCCCGAGCGCTTTATAACGTGGCCCGTCAGGTGACTCAGATTTCTTGCGCCAAGGGATATTGGTGTAATTTTTTGGAAAACCTTGCAAGGCCTCGCATTCAATTGGCGTGAGTCTGCGTACTGCCATTGATTGAACCAATCCTAAACCTCCTTGATTGCAAGATGGATCAAGCCCTCGGGAGGTATCCAAGGTTTTTGAAACATCAACTTGGTTGACGCCGCTATCAGGGTTGCTTGATTTCATGGAGTTGGATGAGAGGCTGTCAAAGGCGTAGGCAATAGGCTGAACAACTCCCGTACCCCCTTGATGCATAGCGGGGTTACTGCCTGATGCATCAATTGTCTTTGAAATATTTGCTGTAGTGATATGAATATCATCTTTTAATTCACCCTTGCCCGGGGCAAAGTTGAAAGCAACAGGATGCTGCACAAACAAGCTGCCATTATCAGCACTTGCGTTGCCATTCCATTTTGTGCCATACGCCGAGGTTAAGCAGTCGGCTGTTTCTTTGAATGGGATTGGCTGTGCTACCCCATAAACAATTGTAGGTGCATGACCGCCTCTTGTGAGCGGATGACACGGGTCACCGGGCTGTGGGTTACTGCCATTTTCTGGGCTTGTGATTTGAGTGGTATCAAACGGGATTGGCTGCGCCACCCCATGCACCCCGGTAGCATTCAATGTGTACATAGGGCCGCCCACAGTAAACCCGTCACCATTGCCGCCATTCTCAGGCTGACGACCAATGGTGTTTTCAGCCAACGCTATAGGCTGCGCTATCATATTGAATCCATCTGCGCGACTGTAGTCGTTGCAAGTTGTTTCAAGACAATAAGCAGGATCAGCAACTGGAATCATATGGCCACAAGCGGCGTCTTGTGCGCCGATACTGCGGCCAGTGCGCGCTCCAATTGTTCCGGCAATTTCTTGCCGCGCTTTTCTGCTCGGCGCAGGATGCCCTGACAGGCTGTGGCGCTCAAAAAGAACCGCTGCGGCAGCGCGCCAGTCTCCAAGACATCCGACAACGAACACGCGACGCCGTCGCTGGGCCACTCCGAAGTACTGAGCGTCAAGAACTCGGTAGGCGAACCCATACCCGAGTTCGCCCATCCCTCGAAGTAGTGAGGCAAAATCTTCTCCTCCGGCACTGGATAGCACGCCGGGGACGTTCTCCCAGACCAACCACTTGGGGCGATACTTCCGAGCAATTGCAAGATAGGTAAGCATGAGGTTGCCACGCGGGTCGTCCAGTCCTTTTCTGAGTCCGGCAACGCTGAAGGACTGGCAGGGAGTTCCTCCGACGAGAACATCGATAGCTGTTGAGTCATCAAGTTTCCATTCTTTAAATTTAGTCATGTCGCCGAAATTCGGCACATTGGGGTAATGGTGCGCAAGCACCGCTGAGGGAAATGGTTCAATCTCACTAAACCACTGCGGCGTCCAACCAAGCGAGTGCCAGGCGGAAGTTGCCGCCTCAATGCCAGAGCAAACTGATCCGTATCTCATCCCACCACCCTCCCGCCAAACACATCACGCACATCACCCACAAACTTATCCCCACTCGCACAAGCCTCAACATTAGCCACAATCTCGCTCGAGTGAAAACCACCCTCACCATTCTCAACGTCACCGTGCTGGGTGTGCCAGATCACACCGTGCTCGCCCGCGCTGTATTTCCACGGCACGAGGTCAGGGTGAATGATGTGAGCGACGCAGCCAATGCGTTGCTCATCAATGCTTAGCGTGTGATCGTATTTCTCGCAAAGCCATGTACCATTTTCTTTGGCTGTGCTGTGTGCGCAAGTGCGACAGTTGACCTCTTTGGTAATATGACTCTTATGGCAAAAATCATGCGCTGCGCAGAAGCGACATTCATACCACGTTGGATCAGTAGAAATAGGGGGCGGCAGTCGTGCATCTTTAGCTAAACGATGACCGCGCTCAAGTGCTTTTTGTGCAACTGCCTTGTCTAGCCTGACACGCTCAGTGTAAATACGGTCATCGTCTTTGCAAACCGAAAAGTACAACGCTCGCTCTAACTTGAGACCCATCATGTAGAGTTGCATCTGCACAAAATGACTAAATTTAGACTTCTCAACCCCGTTCTTCTCAAGGTCAGTGAATGATTTGAGGCCGTGCGTTTTGATCTCAAGAACATGCTTGGCGTTAGGCGACTCAGGCACACCTGACATGATGACGCCATCCACAGAGCCCGAGACGTGACAGCCAAAGTCAACACGACTTTGATTAGCGCCTGTCTTTTGTACATCCATGCCGATCGCTTTGAGATCAGCCACGACGGTTGCCTCTTCGTTCTGCCCGCGCCTAAATAGACGCAGAATCCGACCCTTAAAGGGCTCGACCACCGCCCATCTGAAAGAAAGCCAGAGCCACCGGTCGCAGGGGTGACCTAGCGTAGAACAGCCCATATGCGGGCGAGGTGGCTCTTGAATTGATTCGTGGTGGGCGTCAATTGCTGCCACGGTTCGGTTTAATTCGGGGAGTTTCATAATTCCTCGTTTTGTGTATAATTTCAGTGCCTCACGCACCAGTATTTTGAAGTCCCAAAGCCGCCTGTTCTTAGCAAACAGGCGGTTTTACTTTTAATAACTACTTCTTAACCCAAGGTGGCGCAGCCTTAGCCGCCGCCTTCGGAGCTGCCGCCATCGGCATCGCACCCCCGCTCAATGACTTAAACCCTTTCACGTCATTTGAGTCGCCATACTGCTCAGACTTACGGATATCTAACTTCACCTGCAACTGACCGCCAATGAATTGGTCGGTGTCATCTACACGCGCCAGACCAATCGCACGCATGAGTTCGCCCATCTGCTGATAGCCGATCGCCTCGGCCGCTGGATTGGCGTTTTTGATATTCAAGTTGCCAAAGACAACTCGGCCCTGATGACTCGGTCCTGTGATGTCATAACGAATGGCGATGTACTCGCCTGTACCTGCCTTGGTTGACCTGACCTCAGCCCCGCCAATGGTTGCGGTGTACCAGCCTGCGGGGAGCGGCTCATAATTGCGCTCTGACTTTGGTAATTCTGCTTCTACAAAAGTTGTGTGTAACTGTGCCATGATGATTATTCCTTAACAATGATTTTGAATGTTGGGCGACCAGCGGTCGTTGTGATTGCATCTAAGAGGGGGGTTGTAATACTTGGGTCAGCCGCTGCCCATTGCTCACTTACGATCGTGGGTGTCCATTTGAAAAGAGAAGCTAGATGATCTGACAACCCATGCTCGGCGGCCAGTTCCTGCAATCGCTCAGCATTGACCTTGCGGGTCATGCGCCCAACGATTTTGACCAAGAAGCCCTCGGAGGTCGCAATATTTTTTGTGCCCTCCATTGTGGGGGCGATGTTGAACTCCTTGACCATCTGGTCTTCAAGGTCACGGCGCACCTTGACCGCCATCTCTTCAGTCTGTTTGGCGTTTAGCCATGCTTGGTAGAGGCTCATGTTTGCTCCCTTGCTTTAAGCATACAGTCAGCGATTAAATAAGCATCTTCAGCTACTTCTAAACGGTTATAAATTTCTCGTTCTTCGTAAAATTGTTTTGCGCATATCGGCAACACTGCTGCAGCAAAGTAATCACGCAGCGTCATGCCACGACTCTCTCTGCTCGCATCGGAAGGGAATGCGTAAGGTATAAATTGACTCATTTCCCACCCCCAATCTTCTCAATAATTGCGCCCAAGTCAGCAGGCTCCCAAGTATCTAACGCACCCGATCTATCTTTTGCTTGCCAAATGCCATCCGACTGGCACATCAAGGCGCGATGAATTTCCCCTTCTGCATCTTTTTCAATACGAAGAGCCAACAACTCATCAACCATATACGGAATTTGCTGCCCAAGTTTTGCGCCTGGCATTGAAGGTGAATATAAAATCTTGCCAGTTTCGTCCTGTTGTTTTTCGCACTTAGCAGAAAAATAAACATTTTTACCTGAAATGTCACGAAATGCGCGCATCATCTCAAGTACCTGAACAGCCATCTCGCCATAAGCGGCACGACCATCTTTATTGACTCGCTTTTCATGAGCTAAAACAACCTCACCAATTTCGCTCAAAGAATCAATTGCAATGCTTTGAAAATTGGTTCCCTCATGACTTGTCGTGACAAACTCGTATGCTTCTTTTAAGCTGTCATAACTATTCACCTCTACATAAGGCAAATCCATTCCGCGCAAAGATAACAAACCCGCTTCCGCAGAAATTACTAACGGGTCTGGCAACGTGGCACAAAGCCTTGTTTTTCCCGATCCGGCCATGCCGAACACTACAATTTTGACTCCATTGATATGTGAGTCGGACGTGCGTTTTAAAATTATCGCCATCTGAAATACTCCTGTTTTGCACAGATCGGACAATCCGTTGAGTGCATGATTGACATATTACACAAAAAATCATATGATTGCAACAACACAACATATTTTTTATACAACGTATCATGCAGACAACATCCAGACTAACGGCTATTCAAAATAATATGACTCGCTATTTCACTGGAAAACCTTGCATTAGAGGACATATTTCAGAACGCATGACATCTACACGAACTTGTATTGATTGTAAAAATGAGCGTGAAAAACATAGATCTATTAGGGTTTTAAATAAGTTACAACTAGATAGAAAAAAACATCTTGCGAGAGAATATAGAAGGCAATTCCCTGAAAGAGTAGCCGTTAATAGCAAAAAAAGTTATCTTAAAAATAAACAACAAAGAACTCATTACTCATTGCAATATAGAAACAAAAGGATGCTTGTTGATGATCAATATGCCTTAAAGATGCGAATTCAATCGTTAGTTAATCAGTCGTTGAGAGTCAGGTTTATATCAAAAAATTCACGCACTATGCAGATCATAGGTTGCTCTTTGGATGAATTTAAACTTCATATTGAAAGGCAATTTTGTGACGGTATGACATGGCATAACAGAAGCGAATGGCACATTGATCACATTGTTCCGCTTGCTACAGCCAAAACAGAACAAGATGTAATTGCATTAAATCATTTTTCAAATCTTCGTCCGCTTTGGGCAAAAGACAACCTTGCAAAAAGCGCAAAAAATTATTTTTTAATTTAAGAGGCGATGCCATGATGTCATTACTTGAAATACAAAAAGCATTAAAAGACCGAAGGATTGGTCTTATTTCTCAGCATACTAGCATTCATGTCAATACAATCAGAGAAATCAGGGACAACCCCTTGGCCAACCCGACTTATAACGTGTTGGCTGCTTTGAATAGTTATTTTAAAAAGTCGCTAGAATCAGATCCCATAACAAAATGAGGCACAGCGACATGGCTGTTTTAAGCAAATTAGACGCTGCGCTTGCCTATGCGTCTTGGGGCTGGCACGTGTTGCCAGTTATGCCAAATGAGAAAGTGCCCGCAACCGCTCACGGCGTGCATGACGCGACTACCGATTCCGAGCAGATCAAAGCATGGTGGCAGCAGAATCCCGATTTCAATATTGGCATCGCTGCAGGTCAGATCAGCAACATTGTCGTGTTTGATATTGATCCGAGAAATGGCGGTGATACCTCTTGGGAGGCTTGGGTCAATGAACATGGTGATGTTCCAGATGGCGCATATCAGCTCACCGCGGGCGGCGGTCAACACTATATCAGCGTCTACAGAGACAGCATCAAGAGCTGCAAGTTGCGTGACGGGATTGATCTGCTCTCAAATGGTCGGTATTTCTTGGCAAGCCCCTCAACGATCAACGGGCGACAATACGATTGGGAAGCATCGAGCGACCCATTTGAGGGCGTTGCACCATTTCAGATACCAGAGCCGTGGTTAGCCGCGCTTTCGGTTCGCAAGGTCATCGCCAATGCCCAGAGCTCACTTATTGAGGGTAACCGTAACGCCGGGCTGACTGCTATCGCGGGATCGCTTAGGCGGCTAGGCATGACAGAGCCTGAGATATTGGCAGCACTTACCGCAACCAATGACAACCGCTGCTCAACCCCACTACCTGCCTCAGAGATACGGCAGATTAGCCGCTCCGTTTCACGTTATGAGCCTGAGTTTGATGTTGTAGCTGATACGGCAATGGGCGCAGATGCTGCGAAAATGTTACTCAAAAAGAAAGAGGATCATATCCATCCTCTCGCTCAATTCGTTAACTATGACTTAACAAATAGTGAGCCGCAAGAATACATTATTGATGGCGTTATTGGCATGGGTCTATGCCTGATTGCCGGGGCTGCGGGGGGCGGCAAGACAACCAATCTTATGTCACTTTTCACCCGCGTTGCCCACCTCTGCAGGGATGATGACCCGCTCAAGCCCCTGTTGCGCAGGAAAGTAATCTACATCACAGAGGACAGGCAGCAAGCGGTCAATATCCTACGCTCAATGCGCATCTCAGGCGATCTGGGCAACTGCTCAGATGAGGAGATACATGAGTACTTTAAGATCGTGGATGCAAAGCGGTTACCTGTATCTGAGATCGTCAAGGTTGCCAAGATTTACCTTGAGATGCTGACCCCAAACGTCAGCCCAGTAACAGGCGAGGTCGTGATGGCCAGACCCTACCCAGTTTTTGATACCTCAAATGCCACGATTAACATTGATAATGAGAGTGACAATAGCGCCGTGGGGCAGGCCCTTGCGGTGCTCAAACAGCATTTCATGGGCTTGGCAATGGCTGTGATTGGGCATATTGCCAAGGCGCTCAAGCGCGCCGAGGTTGCTGATTTTAGCGCTCGAGGTGCGGGCGCCTGGGAGGCTGATGCGAATCAAGTGTGCTACCTGATCAAGGAGGATGACGGCACTAGATGGCTTGAAATCAAGGAGGCAAAGCACCGCTTTGTGGCTCGTGTTGATGGGATTAAGTTTGAAACCGTAATCAACCAGGTTGATAGTTTTGATATGCTGGGCAACCCGGTAGAGGAAATCCTAATCCACGGGCAGCCAACACTTATTGAAACTGGCGGGAAGAAAGCCCTTAAAGAGCAAAAGGAAACCGACAAAAAGCGGGGTGAGGCGGCGGCAAAGCAGTTAGAAAAGGCAAAGTATGAGGGATTAGTGATCGCTGAATTAGAGTCACTTGACGATACTCAGTACCGCACAATGAATGAATTGGTTGACTTATTACCCATGAGTAAGGGTGATGCACTTGCTTTTATCAAAGGTTTGGCGCGGCAAAAAGTGATATCAATGCTGGACTTGCCGTACCCTGAAAGTATTATCAAAAGAGCCAATTCGCACCGCACAATTTTCGTAAAAGCAGCCATTGAGTGAAATACCACATGAGAATTTACTTTAAGTATTTGCTAAACTTTCCTTTGCTTTCTAGTAGTACAAATTCATGTGGTCTGACTAAAGGAAAATGATGCATACTACATGGGTTTGAAACCCCCATGTAGTCTAGTATTTGGTTTTTAAAAAACTACATCAAAAAAGTGTGTACCACAATACTACATAGTTTTACTTTACAAACGAAAGACAACAAAAAACCCTCATTTCTGAGGGTTGGTTTAGATTTAATTTAGGGTTGATTTATTTACTTACGGGTCTCAATCACAAGCGATGGCAACAGACTCTTGGCATAGGCCAGGGCATCTGATTTCTTGTAAAAGTCAGAGGCAGTATCGTATTGGTTGCCCTCTTCATTGTAAGAAGTAACCAACCAACACTTTAAATATACCTTGTCGTACCACACCTCAATTTTCTTGATCATTTTGACTTGCTCCGATTAGTTATCAAAAGCCACACAAATAGGGGCACAACCGTGGCTCTTGCAGTTATGGCTACGCAAAGCCCTCAGGAAAGCCTCTTCGCGCTCACGGGCGATCGTAGAGCCCCATTTGGTAGGTGTAGCACCGGCGAGCAACTCATCGCAGCGTGGGCAGCCCTTTGTCTTGCGCCCAAAGGTCACGCCGCCACAGGTGTGTTTGGTTGTGGTTGATTTTGACCATGCCATGATTATTTGCTCCCTTTACGCAACCAAGCATCAACAGCATTCATCCCCGCATTGGCGAAATCAATCATCTTTTCATCATCGTCAAACTCAGGCATAGACTCAAAGCCAAGCATATTGGCGTCACAATAGTCATGCAACTCAGCAAAGGTCTTGCAGTCAGCCAAGACGGTGTCTTCAAGAATTTCTTTTTTGATGGCGGCGATGTAAAGGTTTAGTGTTACTTGGTTCATGTTATCTCTCTCAGTTTGATTAGATCAGGTTGGTGTGGTTCGCCCACAAACAAATA